TACGGTAAGCCGGCAACGGATGGTAACAACTCACAGACGATAACCCGACCGCCCAGGAGGCGCCACATTCTTGTAATGCGTCCTCGAAACCTGACCGCGGAACTTACTAGCGGACTTCCTTTTTGACACTGACCGTCTACGCATGTTGATAACTCTCCTTTTCCCTAGTGGCTCTAGCCTTGGGTCACCTAGCACACATTAACCGAGAACACCATGTGTGCATCCTGAGCTCAGGACCGGCCTGGGCTACCACCCAAATCCGGCCCCATTGCGAGCTCATCTCGCCTTTCTTGCTCGAGATCAACGCAATGCCGATCCAGGTCGATTACGTAATCTCCATCCTGATCGACAAGAACGATACCACCGAACTCCTTCGCATACTCCTCGGCGAGCTGTCGCATCCGCGACTTCTCGCCAACCTTAAGACTCTTAATTTCACCATCTTCAATCACGATAAACTTCCGGCGAGGAATCTTCACTTTTACCTCCTGCACTGGGGTAGACATTTCACGCACACGAGTAAAGATAAACCCCGCGTGCGCGTTTGTCAACACCCATGCAGTTATATTCACTTCGTTTTATCCTCGCCTTTTACCTCGCCGCCTCCGGTCGCGGCCGAGCCGCTCCCTTCACGGCGATTATATAACTCTTCATACTCTTTCTGCGAAGCAGACTGAACGTACCGTATCAACTTACCGGGATCGTTATCAAAACGCTCCCGCACGTGCGCCGGCAGCGCCATAAACCGCTCCTGCGCCCCTTCAACAAGACCTAACGCCGACTCGAAATCATTAATTCCAGTAAAGTCGCCGTAGAAACCACCAGCAGCTCCGAACGGCATCTCTGCCGTTAACCCGAAACGCTGGACAATCGTATTGATATCCACCTGCTCTTTCGGATGCTGCTGCGTGATCACTGGACCGCCACTAGCCGACGCATGAGCGTCACTATGAACTTTTAGATCTACCGTACCTGGATTAACCGGCTTACCGCGCATTTTACCTTACCTCCAGGAAAGAAAGCCACAGGACGCGAGCCCATACAGGCAGCTCGCCGATAAACTTCTGAATCTCCTCACGATTCATCCGTCCTTTCAAATCGGCAGAACGCAACTGAGCTTCCACCTCGTTTAACTCCTTCGTCGCCACTGCCGAGCTCGCTGACGCTTTCAAACTACTAATAGACGCGAGCATCTGCTTAGCCACCAACGGCACCCGCGCCTTCAACTCCTTTTCGCTCATCCGAGCAACCGCCGTCTGAGCCTCACTTAGGCTCGCGCCCGCCTCCATCTGACGAACTCGCGACGGCACTTCCGTCTCTATCTGCCCCACACGAGCCATCGACTCCATGCTCTGCGAAAGCGTCGCCTTGGTCTGAGCTCGCAACAACTCTATCTCAGCCCGAGCTCGCTGAGCTGCAAGACCCGATGTAATACCACGGGAGGCCCCACCAACGTCTCCGACCTCGGATCCGCCTCCACCTCGCGCTGAGAGCATTGGATTCAAACCAGCCCGCTGAAGGTCTCTCACCTCACGCTGATGGGCTGAGTCCGCTCGCTTCGCACTCCAAATGCTCTCCCCCAGGCCTAACGCAGCTCCTATGATCGCTCCTGCCGGACCCCCACTCAATAAACCGAACAGGCCGCCAGATGCGGCGGCCTTGGCACTATGCGCCCGGCTCGCCCAAGGCGCTTGCGTTCCACCGGTCGCCATCAGACCCTACCATCGCCGAGACCAGGAATTGAAAACATGGGCATACAACGCACCCAACGCAGCTTGAAGTGCGAATCAAACAACACCTCTTGCTGTAAATACGCCGCAACCTGTAACACACGATCCAGCGGCGGATCATCTTGGATATACGTATCGTTCAACGCTGGACGCACCACAAAGTTCGGCGCCAGATGCCACATATCCAACGGCGTTGCCGCCTGACTCTGAAACATTCCACTGATGATAGAAGGCTTATACTTGTACTCGGCCCAACGCTCTTGGTAACCCCAAACAGTTTCATCAGCTGCGTTACCATCCGTCCACAGCTCCCGCGACAACACTGCCTGCTCACCCAGATGAGCGAACTCCGGGGTATAATGATCAAAACCTGTACGCCTGAACCACATCCGGTTCACGCCTCTCTGAACAGCAAAATCGGCCCTTACGTTCACCAGCCCGATAATGAACCCGTGCTCCGTGAACGACGCCGAGAAACCGTGCCGACCAGCAACCGCCGTACCTAGCGCGGCCTGTTCGCCTAGATAATTCGTACCCGACGTTTCACTTGTTTGCTCCACGGGTGAGACGTTAACCATTGTACGTCCACCACCAAGATATTCTGGCCTCTGTAAACGAGCATCTGGCGAAATAACGCCGAAATGCGCCCTGACCCATTCCGCATAACGCGTACCTCCGCGCAAATTGCGCTCTGCATAACGCTGAATCATGTACGCGGTGCGGAAATCGTTAATCAACACGCGCACCTCAGGATACTCTCCTCCAGCAGCCGTAGCTCGCAACCGTATATCCGCACCAGCGTCCGAATAATACCGCGGATAACTCACAATTCGACCACCGGTTTCGTATGCAGCCGTCGCACCGCCGGTAACCGTCTGCGCCGTTACACCAATACCTGACACCGGAGCGCCGAAACCGTAACCGGTCGCTCCCATAGACCACGCCTGCGCATCCTGCCCAGGCGCCAACACACCACCCGTATATCCTTGATAACTCGCAGCTGCAATCCCTTTATCCGGGTTCGGCCGCGACGTGCTAAAATAATCCGCCCGACGGCACCGTATCCGGTTCGGATAATCCGTAATCGCGTCCGGGCCGTTACCCGCGTTATCCGGCGCGGAATTCTGTAAATCCTGATCCCTAAACCAATCGTTGTAAATCTTATTGTACGCCCGGAACGGCAACGCACTTACGCTATACGTCTGCCCAGCCACAGGATTCTGCAACCCAAAATAGTTCGGCAGCATCCCAGGCAACGCCTCGTTGTTAGCCACCACTACCTGAGGTACCAAATACTGTGTCGCGAAATTCGGGTTAAACTCCTCCCCTAGGAACGCTTCCCAATTCGCCCACACTAACCGGTTGGGCACAAAGAAGAAAAACGACTCCAGATACATATTGTCCATCACTGGCACCACCAATGTCGCGAGCCGCGCCAACCCGTGCATACTCAACGAAAGGCTATCGCCCGGCAACACTTCATCTACATACACTGGACACAGGATACCACCCGCGAACGTCGTTTTATGGTTATACTCGATATCAAACGCACTCCGCGGCACGCCGGAATTACCGGTCATCGCGAAACGGTTACGATCAACGGTCGGCATATTACGCCTCCCTCACCACGCCGAGAGGTGGATGCACCTCTACCGGTATTAAGCTTGCACAGTTCGCCACATGAACCGGCGGAATCAGCGCATCGAACCTACCGGTCACCTCGTCAAACTTCCCAATACACATCACCTCGAAATCGCTGGCGTGCACCGCCAGCGGCAACTGCGGAGCTCGCTTCAGAACATCCGTCAGGTTACGCAACATCATGTTAGCGTTTTTTTCACACTGTAGGTTCGGGCCGTACTCGCCCAGCTTTTTGTCGAACACCGCGTACACATCTAGCATCTTAATGCTCCCGAGCTGAATTGTAGAACTCACGCTTCCGATACGCTAACTCCTCTTTATCACGTCTCCTTTCTCGAGAACTTTCTTCCTCCGGCACCAACAGAGCCTTCCGCACTCTTTCCTCCTGAATCTCAACTACGCGATCGAAGGTCCGTCCCGGACCTTCTACTCCCGCCTTGTAACGTTCCCAGTAATACCGAGGCACCTTGAAATATTTACCATCCTGGAATGCGCGATCAGTGGAAAACAGGTCCGCCGCATACTTATCGTACCATGCAGCTCCAATACCTGGACGGTTCGACATACGAACGAACTCACGCCGCAGCTCCGTCACCTCACCAGTACTCTCCTCTACTACCTCTAACTGCCGGTCAACGACTTTCCCCAGAGTGTAACCAGCAACATATGCAGCACTAGAAGGAGTAACGTCACCGATGACACAATTGCCGCGATCCCAGACGCGCTCAAGTAACTCTGACCGGCGCGTACCGTTAACATACTGCTGCTCGTCATCAAACCTCGCATTAAACAGAATGGCGTGAAAATGGGGCCGCATATAGCGAGCCCCATACTCTCCAGCCACAAAGAACCGCAACGGTTCAGCCATCACTTTCCGCAAGGCTTTCATGAACGCCTGAAAATCACCATACTGCAATGACCTCGACTTTAAATGCTCCGGCGCATAATCCATGGACACAAACAAATTCCGGTCGTAAAGCTGCG